CATTGCATCGCGGTTCGTGTTCATTCCATATGCCATATATAACATTATGCCACCTCCATTTCCTGTTGCAGTAAGTCTTCAACATGCTCCGCCAATTCGCGCCAATTCACTTGGCTCATAGCGTTGCTTACCAAATCAGTCACAAGACCATTTTCGGGCGTCTCTTCATCCAAGAAACCCTCAACAACATAATCGTGCAACTGATGGTGATTAACCTTCTCAAGCAACTCGCCCTCGCGGAACTGCTCAAGGAAATACTCGTTGTAGCTGTCAGAAAACCACAAGTTTACAAGCCACGTTTCGTAGTTTGTCCATCCGTTATATTTAGTCATCTTATATACTCCGTTTTACTAGATGTCCCATTTATACCCACACTATATAGGCACGTCAAGCAAAAAAGATAAGAAAAATTATGTATTGATTTTAAACGATATTTTACGTCAAAAAAAAGCACGTCAAAAGTTGACGTAGTTGACGTAATGTTGATTATTAAACAATATCAATGGTTTGCAAGTTTACGTCAACTACGTCAAGAATCTGATTTGACGTAGAAAATGTAATAAAATCAATAGGTTATTTTACGTCAACTACGTCACCCCCTATAAGGGGGGGTATATACCCTACCCCCCTTGATGTAATTATTGATGATGCAATTAATGTTTAAGGTATGGGAACTGTTGGGCTTGCATGGGTTGCCCGTTGTCGGTATTGTGAAGGCAAGAGCAAGACAAGGAATGACAATGCCCAAGGTTGGTGAACAAGTCGAGAAGGGTGTGAAGCGTCTTACGCCTCCACAGCAAAAGTTTCTTGATAACTACATTCACAAGGATATGACGCAGACGGGTGCGGCAAGAGCCGCAGGATATAAAAACCCGAACGTATCAGCCGTACAGCTTCTCAATCACCCACGGGTGAAAGAACGCATGGAAGAAATGCGACAAGAGCTAGAAAGCAAATACGGCGTGTCCGTGACCAAATCTGTTCGGGATATGCAAAGGCTCAGAGATGAAGCATGGCAGGCAGGGAACTTCGGGGCCGCAATCAAGGCAGAAGAACTACGCCTGAAAGTGACTGGACTCATGGTAGCTCGTAGCCATGTCACGCACGAAAACGTGGATAACCTCACACGGGATCAGATCGTAGAACAACTGCAAGAGTTTATGACTCGCGCTAAAGATCGCATGATTGACGTAACACCAACAGAAAATCCCACAGAATCCGAACAAATCCCTATAACAGACTGTAACGGCGAAGCCGTAAAGTAGCGCGTGCGCTCCATGTGGGGTGGCTGGCGGGGTCTAAGACCCCCCAAAAACGCCCCCAGAACGCCGAAGCGCACCTGTTCGGGGTTCGGGGTGCTAAACTTGTTCGGGATAGCTCACAGCGCAGCCCAGCAGCTTTTAAAAAATCAAAAACGCAGCCAGCGATTCGGGACGCAGCGAGTCTGCTCGGACCATAACCCGACAAATTGTTCGGGATAGAGCTGCTGGATATTTGCAGCCAGAGTTTTTGCCGGGCAGCTACCGGGTCGGGATCGGGGCCAGCAGCCGGGGAATATAACCCGAGGAATTGTTCGGGTTCGGGGTTCATGATTCAGGCTGCACGGGAATCACCGGGCTGCAACTTCCGGGCAGCTAAAGATTCGGGGCCGGGTGTTTGCAGCCAGCGATGACAACCCGATGAATTGTTCGGGTTATCGGACCGGGCAATAGCTGCCGGGTAATCCTGCTGGGCCGCAGCCTCCGGGTAGAAATAACTCCGGGTCGCAGCCAGCCCGGAGAATCACAACCCGAACAATTGTCCGAAAGCTGCCGGGGTGCTGCGTCCTGCTGCGAGTCAGCAGCGCCGAATCTTTTTTATTTTACCTGTTGACATATTATATAGTATGGGATAATGTGGGAGTATTCTAGTAGAGGAGAAAGACAATGGAGACAATCACGCTGGAGTTACCTGATCACTGGGCAACCGCACTGTTTTACGATGACACGAGCGGGTTCGAGTATGAAGACGACACGCAGTTTCAAGCCTTTTGCGACTGGGCAGTTAAAAACTACGGGACGAGCGAACCAGTAGACAAAGAAGAAGAAGGACACTTCGCAACGTATCACGATGCAAAAAGGTTCGGTGTTCTTGCTTGCAACGTCAGCACTTACACCTTCTTGGTCGGGAGCGGCAACCCAAAGACGAGCGCAATGACAACACTTGCGCACACAATGAAATAAACAATCGGGCTTCGGGGTTCGGGCTTTCGGGTTCGGGCTTCGGGGTCGGGGTATAGTATATATACATAAGTATATATACCTATATATACACATATATATACACACACATACACATGCGTTCCTTATAAATATAAAAAAACCGATTTTCGCGCTGGATTTTTCCAGCGTTTTTTTTGGCGCGGCGCTGGCCTGAAATCATAACCCGAACAATTGTTCCAGATAATCCCATATATTCCCTTGTCTTATGGTAAAAAATAGTGCATAAACTAGGTATAGGGCGACAGCTTTGCCCTACAATCTAGAAAAAAGGAAGTAAAAACAATGACTTACACTAAAGCAAAAATCTTCACAATGATTTGCAAGGGTGCAACTTTAACAGAATTAATGAATGAAACTGAGCGTAGTGCAACATTCATTCGCTCTGTTATCTCTCAAATCCGCCAACGCGATATTCAAATCACATTTTCAAATAACACTTACAAGAGAGAGATATAATCATGACTTACACATTTGGAATTGAAATCGAAACAAGCGGCGCAAACATCCCATCAATAGAACGCGCATTTGATCGTGCCGAAATTCGCGGTTGTGATGTAAAACCCGATGGAACGCCGCGCGTTGACGCCGAAATCGTTTTGCCACCGCTTGCCGCTTGTGATTTCGCTTTTGACTACATCAAGAAAATTTGCCGCGTTCTTTCAGACGTTGGTGCCAACGTGAATTCGTCATGCGGTTTGCACGTTCACATTGGCAATGCGCCGCTTAACGATAGCACGCATGCGGTTCGCTTTTGTGGCGACAGCATCCATTCACGCGCCACTACAGGCAGATACATCACTGGCGCATATGGTGAGCCAATGGATTTTATCGCGGTTCAAGATATTATGCGCCGCTATACGCGCCAACAAGATGCGGTCAATTCAATGTTTCCACGTTCGCGTACCGACAACCGCTATTGCTCGCCATTAAGCACGCGCCGCATTGAGAACGCTACTAACATTAGCGAATTGACGTTTGGAAAGTTTACTACAATCAATTTGCAAACATGGTCACGCGGCACGATTGAATTCAGACAAGCGAGCGGCACCATTGAAGCTGACAAAATTATCAACTGGGTTAAATTCCTTTTGAACCTTGTTGATCATACCAACGCAAACCGCGTCGAAAATGGCAACCGAACAATTGTTACTGATACGCCAGAGCAACCATTCAGACGCGGCGCGCGCGTTGGCGTTCAATATACAATGATGCGTTCAGATGGTGGCGCGACTACACAGCAAATAATGGATGCAACCGGATGTAGTGAACAGCGCGTTCGCGCCGCGGTTTCTGAAATCAGAACACGCGTTGGCGATGCCGCGGTTGTCACTAGCACGCAACAAGCGAACGGCGCGCGATATGGCGATGGCACGCACCACACCAGTTACACGGTTTTATTCTCTTTTGAGACTGAAGGTAGCGGCGCGCAATTGCTTCCAGAAAACCGCCGCGGCGTCGAAAGCATATGGGCAAACGTTGATGATGATTTGTTCGAATGGTGGCAGAATAGAATAAGCGCGCTAGCATAAGGCTAGCGTACCACTTCAGAGCCACAAGGAAGCCCGCCAAGCGCGGGCTTTTTACTTTTCTAAGGTACCCTAGCCAACCCGAACAATTGCTCGGAAATCGGGGTATATGGGGCCTATGACCCCCCCTATATATTCGGACAATCGGACAGCAGCTTTACACACTGTTCCCCACAAACAACCACCTCAAAAAACCTTTTTACCCTCTATGGGTCCCATAGACCCCCAAAAAAATTTTTTCAAAAAAATCCATTGACCCCTCCCGTATCTTCCCATACCCTACCATCTAAAGTGGAATGGAGTTACATATGGGTGATGTTTCTGAGGAGAAGTTGGATCGCAATGCGGAGATATATCTTCGCCGTAAGTCTGGTGAGGGTCCGAAGTCTTTAGCGAAGGAGTATGATTTATCTCCTAACAGAATTTATAAAATAGTTACTCAGTATGAAAAGAGACATGTTAATGCCTAAGTACAGATTAAATTACGGCGAGAGTTTTGAGTTTTACGCTCAGGGTGCGGGTGAGGTTGTTCCTGTGATGCAGGGTCGTCATCGTTTTGGTGGTGATACTGAGCGTTCATTTATGCGGCGTTCTGCTATGGAGATGTGTGAGTGGAGTGGCAAGAATTATTATTTTCATAGCCGAGATGCGTTAGCTGAGAGTATGATTGAGAATGGATTATTAGAGGTTATTGATTAAATCTTCAGTTCTTGTTAGGATTGGCTTGAATTTTAGGAGATTTATGAATGGCTGCTGTTATGACTGCTCCGATGGGTCCACCGATGGGTGGTCCGATGGGTCCTCCTCCCGCTGCCCCTGCGCAAATGCCGAACATGGCACCGCCCCCGAACGCGGGTCCACCGCCTATGGGTGTAGCGCCGCAAGCACCGAAGAGTGAGTTGTCTTCGCGTGTGAGTGGATATGGTGGTAGTGCGAAGGGTCGCGCTGGATTTAAAGCGTCTTTACGCAATCGCAAGAATACGTTTATGCAGAAGCAGCAACAGATGTTGCCTATGATGCCACCACAGCCGATGGGACCTCCTATGGGTCAGGCACCTATGGGTGCGCCTCCTTCTCAGATGAGTTTTGGACAGACGGGCGGTGTTCCGATGGGTGCGATGCGTCCTCCGCAGGGTGTTCCGATGCAGGGTCCACCACCTGTAGCGGGTCCGGGTCGTTTAATTGGTGACAATGCGAGTGTTGGAAGTGCTCCTGTTCAGATGATGAGCGGTGGGGTTGTTCCGATATTTGGTGGTTTAGGTAGGTATTGATGTTAGAGGATGCTGTAAAGTTGTGGACTACGACTTCGCCTTACAGTGAATTTCGATCAGCGACTATATCGTGGCGTTTATTGCCTGCGATTTTGCACAATCAAATACGTTTATTTTATCGTGATGGTGAGTGTGTTGGTTTGATTACTTGGGCTTTTATGACGCGTGATGAATTTGAGAGTCGAGATTACAGTGGTGAAGAGATTTTTTCTCGTGATAGAGGTGATGTTATGGTTTTTGTTGATATGATTGCGCCGCGTGGTCGGAGTGATGTATTGTGGATGTGCAAAGAGATGCGCAAGCAATTTATTACTCAGTATCCTGAAGTGAGAGAAGTTTTGGCGCATAGAGGCAAACGAAGCGGGTCTTTCCCGAATAAAGGTGTATGGCATGAAAACGCTGCTTGATTTACTAGGTATTAACCCTTTGCGTCCGAACGTTGCGTTTGGCGGTGATGACGGTGGTGGCGGCGGCGGGGGTGGCGGTAGTTCATCTTCTAGCAGTAGCAGTAGCTCCACTACGACTACTGACATACCAGAATATGATAATTACTATGATGCGATTGATGCTGAGGGTGTTGGCGCTACGGTTAATATTGGCGGTAACATAGTTAGTGCTGAGACGGCTGATGGTTATACTGGGAGTTCGAACACTCCGACTTCTTTTGCTGATGATTTTACTGCGGCGGCTGACGCGGGTGACATTAGTTCGTTCATGCCACCTACGAGCACTTACACGCCTCCTGCGAATAACAGCAACGACAATGACAACGATAGCAGTTACAACGACTTTGCGGCGACTTACGATGCGCAAGCAGCGGCGGCTGATGCCGATCCTTATGGGATGACTACTTCTGACGGCTACATTACGTCTGGTGGTTTGGGTGTTGACGTTATTGAGGGCAATGACGGCCCTATGTATGTTGGTTATGACCCTTCTGGTGACACGACTGAGAATTTAACTGTAACTGGCATATCCCCAGAGGATTTAGCCGAAAGCACTGCGGGTGTAACGTCTTCTGAATTTGCTAATTTTGTTGACCCTGTTGTTTCGACTGGTACTGGCACAAGTGGTTTGGACGCAACTGATCCGCTTGATCCATTTGGCGGTGCTGGCGCTGATGTTGGTTCAAGCACTGAGCTAGACACTACAACCAGCGGCTACGAGAATGAGGCTTACGGCGGTTCTATAGAAGATTTTTATAATGACGGTGGGTTTAATCCGCCTTCAAATGACGATTCATATCCAGATACGCCTCCACCTAGTGTAGCTCCTCCTGAGCCACCCGCTCCTCCCCCTGTTTTTTATGACGCTGTTGGCAATGAGTATGGTTCACAGGCTGAGGCGTCTGCGGCGGATGCAGCGGCAGAAGCTGCGGCGGCACAGGCGGCGGCTAATATGGCGGCGGCTTTTGATGAGCCTACTCCTGCTGAGATTGCGGCGGCGAACGCTGCTGCCCAGCGCGAGGCGTATGACGAAGATGAATACACGGTTATGTCACAACCTGTTGCTCCAGCGGCGGCGACTGCGCCTTCTAGTTCTGACATAAGTTATGCGGATATTTTAAGTAGTGCTGGTGTTTCTGATGAAGAGATTGA